ATATTCCTTTTTGTATACCCCCTAACGGGGGTATACGAATATAAACCTTAAAATCAAAAATTGTCTTCAAGTCGTGCCAACTATCCCTATTTCGCAACCTTTTTATAAAAAAAAATTAATAACTTAAAGACTTGTTTTTTTAATATATATAAAATGTCAGGCGCCAGAAGTTGGATCGTTGTAATTAACAACTATACTGAAGATGATGAATTATTATTGAAAAATGATAATTTTAGTTATCTAGTATATGGTTATGAAATAGGTGAAAGTGGTACTCCTCATATACAAGGTTATATTGAATATAAAAGTACTAAATTATTCAAAACTATGAAAAATCGATATAAAACTGCTCATATCGAAAAAAGAAGTGGTACTCCTAAACAAGCATCTGATTATTGTAAAAAAGACGGTAAATTCATCGAAATTGGTGAAATAAATAAACAAGGAACTAGAACTGATTTAAATTCCATTAAAAATGAAATAATTAATAATGAAACTACTGTTGATGATATTGTTATTCAAAATCCTATTTTATATCATCAATATGGTAGAACCTTAAATAAAATCGAAGATATTGTATTAAGAAAAAAATATAGAACATGGATGACTACATGCATTTGGTGTTACGGTGAAACTGGTACTGGAAAATCACATTACGCATTTACTGATTATAATCCTGAAAGTCACTATATATATCCGAACGATAATGGATGGTGGGACGGATATACTGGACAAGAAACTGTTATAATCAATGAATTTAGAGGTGAAATAATGTACAAAGAATTACTAGATTTAATAGATAAATATCCTAAAAATGTAAAAAGAAGAGGTAGAGAACCAGTACCTTTCTTAGCTAAAAATATTATTATTACTTCATCTATGAGCCCTAAAGAAGTATATCATAATCTGAGTCAACATGACAGTCTAGAACAAATATATAGAAGAATCGAGTTAAAATACTTCGATAAAAAACATTTGTAAAAAACTTCACAATGTACTAAAATCGACAAATGATATATTATAATATAATTATTATAATATAAAATATAATTAAGATTGAGGAAGATCTCTAGGTTCAGAAAACCGAGCTAAAAATTCTATCTCTATATGAAATGTAATAGGAGAAGGATCTGAAGGATATGTATTAGATGCACACCAAACTACAAAAAATGCAGCCTCTGCAGGAGATGTATTAATCTGACCCATAAAAGTACGATTACCCATTAAAGTATTGACATTCTGATTAGAACCAAAAAACTTCTTTAATGAAAACGTTTGAGTCATAGTAGAAGCTTTATTCTGACCTGGATATACTAACATACGTTTCGCATAAGGCTGTTCGCATATTGTTTCAACATCTGAAGACGACATAGTAATAGCGTCATTAAGTTGAACTCCAAAAATATAACCTTCATCTAATGCACCAGTAGGTACGATTCTAATTTTTGATCCGATTACTTGATAATGATTATACAAGGCCATTAACTGATCATAACCATAAGGTTGATGACCAATACCAGATCGATTAGTATCAAACAAATCATTAGCGCAAAATGTATATGATGATATAGCTCCAACACTGGGATTTATCACTATACGCTCTACATATTTAAGGCGTTTAGTTACCGCCGTTGCTAAAGGATAGTTTATATTCTGATACATTGGTCGCAACGTCTTTCTCTTACGAGCATAAGTGCGACGGCGCTTAACAGCGCGAGGTTTACGAGGCTTACGATTTCTACGAACATACGGCATTTTTATATATATATTATATTTCTTTAAGCTTGTTTATAAAAAAAAAACACGCCACAAGTGCCGGGGGTAATACTAGACCCCGGCGCTGTACTCCATTCTCGTGGCGCCAATATTTGATTTGAAGGTTGTATATTCCTTTTTGTATACCCCCTAACGGGGGTATACGAATATAAACCTTAAAATCAAAAATTGTCTTCAAGTCGTGCCAACTATCCCTATTTCGCAACCTTTTTATAAAAAAAAATTAATA